TGACAGCCATTGATCTCATTGCAAAGTCAGCTTCTATCAAAGCTTGCTCTAAATGTACAACTTTATTTTTTAGTATTTGTTTATTATTCATCTTTACTCCTAACGATATATAAAATATGTTTTTCCATTATCTTGGTACTGCCCAGTTTCACATTGATATATCTTCTTTTCCATAGTTTCAAATTGTATTATATTTTCTTCTTTAGTGTCGAAATTCTTAACATATAACCATAGTGGTAATATTCTATTCCAATGTTCATATGCTATTAAGTCGTTTACCTTTATTTTTAAATCTCCCCTATATCCTTTTGCTTCAACGAATACAGTAGTATCGTTTTTTGCAATAAAATCAGGAGATGATCTAATTATTTGAGGTAAGTTCCACCAAATATCAGATTCTATTTTTCTATTTTTTTCATCGAAACCATATCTTACATATTTTATATTATTTTTATCAAAGTATTCTATAGCAGATTCTTCTGCTCTATTTATTCTGTTGATATTTCTATCTTTAAATGATAAGTCAGCATCGTTAATCATCGCAAACCTCGCATCCAGGCTTACCTTGCTTAGCGTAATCTCGCTCTATACCAGTTTCAGAACCAACATCTGTATCAGGGCTAATCTCTACAGCCTCAGCCATTGTTATTGGTTTTGTTTCTTTTACTTTATACATATCTTCAGTTACTGGGATTCTTTTCTGGTCTTTATCTATTGACTTTTTCTCATCTTCAATTGCTTGACAAAGGTCATTAACTTTATTTAAAACTGTAGTGTCACCACTATTTATATAAAGTTCTCCTCTATAATTTTGTAGAGCTGTCATTAAAATTTCATATTGTTCATGATCTAATTTCATTAGTATCTTCCTCCTTTTGCTAGCTTTCGCAGCACATATTCTTTTGTTTCATCTTTTAATGTTTCTACCCATAAGATAAGTTCTTCAAAATCTTTCTCATCTAATGGGCCTTTCCTGGTATTACATGATTTACATATTAACTGTAGATTGTCAATAACTGAATCTCCACCTTTTGCTAGCGGGATGATATGGTCACAAACCATATTTCTTAATGTCATTTTTCTTCTGCAGTATTTACATGATTTACCGTATTTATGATAAAACATTTCACGAAGCTGATCCATTGTAATATCAAATATTACTTCTGAATCTTCTGATCGTTTCTTAAGGGAGGATTTGAGACTTTGCATTTTCCTCTGTAGCTTGGTATAAGCAATCTTCCAATAAGTACGATGATGAGGCTCTAATACCTCTTGAAATGCTGTTTTATCATACTTCATAATTATAAGGGCTCAGCGTAGGTGTATTTCTCACTGTCTGCTTATGTTTATCCAAAAGGATGTCAACACAGAACAACTGAGCCCTATATAATTTATAGCTAAACTCGTAGAGGTTGCAAGAGATAATAATGAGTCCAAATTACGATCTCTTTACGCGTTTAACTTTCTTTATGTTTATGCCTTCTGGCATATCTTTTTCAGAATTAAATGCCGCAATAGCAGCTTTTCTAGCTTTTACTTTATCCAATTTCTCAACTATCTCAACTTTCTTAAAGTCGTCTGATATACTATGAGGATCAACATCAACTGGGCCAAATGTTTCATAAAGCTTATACCTTGCGGTATCAGTTTCATATACTCCATCATCATTCCCAATTTCCATTATGACTGCTGGAAGAAGATTTTTGTTGAAGAAATCTTTCGTTCTCTCCAACCCTCTTCTTCGAGACCTTAACCTGTCAATCTCATCTTTTAGTGCTTCAACCTCAGCATCAATTAAGTGTTCTTTTTTGTTAAGTTCCATCATAAAGTAGTCGACATTTTGGATTTTTGTCCTGACTTGCTTGTGTAGTGTCATTCGCTTCTCTTCGAGAAGCTTGTGCTCTTCCATGTCAATGTCATTGTTTTTTTCTAGTAATTCCATTTGTTGATTTACATCAATCAACTCACCAACTATTTCTTTTGTTGTTGCCATTATTCCTCCACTATTGTGAATTTCTTTTTCATTGGCTTATCTATTTTTTCTTCAGTCTTTTTTCTCTTTAATCTAAATGATGGTGTCCATTCTAACTTGACATCGAAGAGATCACCATCGCTGTTCTTGAATAAAGAGACTTTCTTTTCAGTTTCATCTGAAGAACCTGTTATACCAATAACTTTTCTTGAAGCATTTTCAATTGCTCCACTCCCTTTAGCTGCATATAAATCCATTATCTGATTTCTAGAGTAATCTCTTGATACTTGAGAAATCTGTATGATAATAATATCTTCATTTACTGCAACATTTGATAGAGAGTGGCTTATATAATTAAGCTTTTCGTACTCTCCTCTTTTATTAAAAGGTACATCTACGAGGTCTATATAATCAATTACAACACATTTAGGTTGCAGCTGTTTAATCTTGTCTTGTATTTGTGGTATTGTGGGGCTTACTGATTGCATTATTATGTGGCTTAGTTCTTCTTTGTGGTAATCATAGAGAGCTTTATATTTGTTCATTACAGTATTTTTATCTGCTCCTGAAACAATTTGTAAATTTCTTCTATGCATTACAAATCCTGATAATTCTAAAGATAAGAATAATGTTGGTATTTGTTTTTCTTTGACTATTTGATCATACTCAGCATTATAACCTAGCACTATATTTTGAGCAAGAGCCGTTTTGTTAGCTCCTGTTGATCCAAATATAGTTACTAATTCACCTGGATATACTGTTGCATCTTTATCATGTACTCCTAATGACTGAGCTAAATCAATTGTTCTACCAGAAAAATCAGTTTCTAATCTCTCTGCCAATTCTGATTGCAGCTCTTCACTATTCTTTACATCAATCAAATAATCTTTTCTTTTGTAATGGATACAATGCGTTTGGCAGTATTTAGCCATTAATACATCTTTACAGCCATATTTGTATCCACCACGATAGGTGTCTTCTACCTTTTTTATAATTACATCGTTTCTTAATTGTCCGTTATTCCAATGCAATAATGAAGCTTTAGCGGCTTCACTTGGTATACCGTGTCTAAAGAAATGGGATGCTATTCGCATCAAAGTATTATTTCTTGATCCTTCTTCTGGGCCAAGTTTATACATCTTTTGAACACAGGGTACTATATTGCGTGGTTCTACATTTGATTCCATTACCCTTATTTTTGGAACTTCAGTAAGTACATTCTTTTGTAACTCACCATCTCCCCAAATAGGTTCACCTTGAGATATAATTTGATCTTTAGCATTAGATATTATATCTTCAGCTGAAAGAGTATTTATTTCTTCATGATTTAATGGAATTTTATATAATCCAGATTTTGGATTCAAGGTAGCTTCACATCTATATATTGATGTTCTATTATATACTGCTAAATCTATATCACTGAATAAATTATTCATAGTTTCTTTAACAATAAACGGTAAATCCGAACTTCCTTCTGGGAAATTAAAACATTCTCCACTTATTATTATATGATATCCAGTTCCACTAAAATAGATATTATAAGAGCGTTTTTGAACTCCTAACTCTTCTAATTCAAATAATACACTTTTTGTTTTGTTTAGTGTATATTCGTCAGTGTTATCAGCTCTATCTATATCAATTAATACATCTTTTATGTATCTCTTACCTAGAAAATCTTTAAATGTTTTTCTTAGCTTATGATACTGTCTTCCTTCTTCATCGTATAGATATAGACTCTTGTATACAGCATATTTTTGACCGTGTTCTAATATAACATCAATCACTTGTTCCTGAGGAATAAGGAGCCCTCTGTTCTGAGGGCCCCCTATCGCTACTTCGTGATAAAGTTCCACTTAGAACATGTTTCGAGAACCACCAGTAGTGGTACTGGTCATGTCCCCATTAGAAACAGGTGTTTTTGTATCATCGTGCTCTACAATGAATTTATTAGCTTTCATGTATTTGATATAACTTTCGAGATCATTTCGATTTCTTTCGTCATTCTTTACAATTTTTGGACATACAGTAGTGTATGCTTTTCCAGCTTTTTCATTCCACTTCTTATAAGTATATATATAATACTTATGTTCAGCTTCTGAATCTGTTAATCCATAATTGGCAGCAGTAAACTCACTATTAAATAAACCTGCAATATCTTCTACAGCTTTATCATCATTGTCTACCCACTTACCATATTTATTAACACCACCAGACCAGCCAATAGCATCAGTAAAGTACAGGATTCTTTTTAATAAACTGCTATTTCCAGATATAGTATCATCATCTTCTCTGTCAAATGAGCCTAATAGACTATATTTCCAGGGATATTGTGAATTTCCATTTCTAAAATGTATTTCTAGAAACATATCCATATTTGGATAATCAGCTGATTTATCTACAACATCAGTTAATGCTACTTCTTGAAAGCCAAGAAATGGGACACTATCAGGAGTGTTTGAGCTTTGTTCGTAAGAACCTCTGAACGGCATAGGCATCTCCTATTCTTCTTTGTATTTTAGTATTTCATTCATTACGCTATCGTAATCGAATTCAAGGACTTTCTGGGCTAATGGCTTGAGCCTACTGCCTACAGTCCTTTCATCGTATGCTTTAAAAGAAAGATAGAATTTTCCATCTTCTTTAGAAGCCATAGCGTACCCTATCACATCTGCACTTGCAGTTAAAGCATAAGCTAACCCTCTGGGTAACTCTGGCCCTAACTGACTTTTACCGTCAGTTATAACGGTACTTTTAGCATGTGAAATCAATACGAGATTTCTCCCTAATGATTTACACAATGTTTGAAACTTTTTTACTATGTCAAGATTTTTCTTTCTCGCCTGTGCCCAGTCAGCACCCCAGGAAGAACCTTCTCCCATTGCTGCTTGACCTCTTTCATCACATACTTCTAATTCGATCCATCTATTTATATGATCAATAGTATCAATAACAATAGTATCATAAGGTAATTTTTTCAAATTATCTTTTAACCAATAGTATACTTCTACCATAGAATATACTTCCATTGGTTCTCCAATATCTCCAGATCGATTATAATAACCTCGTTCATCATGTGGTACAACCTCTGTAACGGGCTTACCTTTTTCTGTAACTTGTTTATTATCAATCATTTTGGGTCTTACTGGTGTATTTAATGAGGTAACAGTAACTGTATTCGCTCCCTCAACAAAATCAGAGCCTAAATCAGTATCAATTAATAGGCATCCCTCGGCTCCATTGGGACTCCATTTACTGGCTTGTGTTGTCTTGCCTGTCTTAGGCTGACCGATAAAATACCAAGTCAGCCCAGTAGGCAATGTTGTCCAGTCAGTAGATACTTTTCTTACATTAATATCCATAGACTATCCTTTTTAATGTGTTATAATGAGATTTTCAGTTCGCATTTTGAGTGGCATTAAGCCTATCCAAATATACGAATAGTACGGTCTTTTTGCAACTACATTGAAAACTTGGTCTACACCAAAGCCTCCAACTATAGAAGCTGTAAAGATTGTATGCTTCATTGTACACGGTTCTTCACTTATCTCATGAGAAGGCAACCAAGTATCTAAATACTTATCATTTTCCTTAGTTGCTGTAATGATTTCCATAGCCATAGCTCCCATTCTTAAATCAATAAAGAATTGTCTATTGCTTTGTTCTAACCATTTATTATAGGCTACTAACCTACCTTCCATATTGTCAAGACAAGTGATCATTTTCGGTAATGTGGGACTTGTTTCATCATAGTATTCTTCAAAGAATCTATTATTCCCAGGCTTAACAGAATATAAATTAGAAACATTTTCAGCTACTTCAGCTTTTGATTTACCTAATGCTCCTTGAGGAAACATTGTGGTACTCAAATTATGTTCTTCTAATCTATCGTGATCCCAGCCTGTCATTTTCTTCCATCCCATGATGGATAAGAGAGGTACCAGCTGTGAGCCGATACCTCCTAATCCAACCAGACCAATATGGTCTAGTTTACTCTGAGGAATCAAATCCTTATTTCTTAAGAATCTAGTAGAATCCATTATAGCCTCCATATGTATATCCATAATTATAATCGTCGTCCATAAGCTTTAATACATCCATTAGATCAATTCCAAGATTATGTAAAGCATCTTCTGCTGCTATATCAGTCATTTCTGCTGTATCATTTTTTAATAAAATATCTTCAGCTATTTTTCTCTTCTTAGCAGTTAATTTACTTAATATAACTTCTTTCTTATTATTCGCAATGTTATTAACACTTGGAACATTTTGTAATCTACGACCATTCCATATAGCTACCTGATTTCCAGATTTAGATTTTGGCTTATCTTTTTCAATCTTATCAGCTATAGCGACCCATTCATCTTCAGGTTTTAAACCAGGAATATTAATTTCTATATCCTTTTCATCAACCTCTATTGAATGAGCACATTTATACTGATCTTTGTAACCAAATCCAAAGGCATGCAAAGCTTTGCCAGCACTGGCGACCACCAAGCTGCCGTAGAATCCTTCATCAGGTGCCATCTCTTGGATTGTACTTGTATCCGTTCCAGATAGGAACGCTCCCATAGTATTATGACTATGGATTAAACCCATGTAAGCTTTCTTCAAGCTTGGCATAAGAGCATAGGTTTCTTTCAGAATTTTAGCTAAGTCTTTAGCTTCCCACTCAGTAGCAGCATGACTGCCTAAATCTAATGGGTGGAAATGAATAATTCTCCATTCAGTTGGAAAACCATCTTTATCTGTTTTAACTCTATACCATGCAGGGCCAGACCACTCTAAGTCCTTAAACCTATTCAAAAGATAGGTGTACTTGTTGTGTATCTTCTTCGGTATGATTAGTTTTGTCATATTTTTCTAGACTCCTTATGACTTTTGAATACTCCGATATTAAATGTTTAGATTCTTCTTGAATTACACTTCTTTTAATATCTTCATATAGTTTTATTAATTCAGTTAAGTTATTTGGATATAATCCTTCTAAGATTTCTACATGCATATCATAATCTTCATCAGCGTGATATATATTTGCATTAATCCAGAAAGCTCCTCTATCCAAAAGATTAGGGTATGTTTGCCAATCATGCATTTCTTCATCTATTTGATAATAGAAAGCATCTTTTATTTTATTGCAAATAGTTTCATAGACAAAATCTTTTGTAAACATATCACCATAATGTTTTATCATCATTCGATTAGTTCTCTGTCTTCTAAGATTAGTTCTTCTTATTAAATCAAACTTATCTTTAGTTAACGATCTATCTACTATATTGCTTTCGCTACTTTCCCTATGTATTCTTGTTGGATATTTACCAGTCTTTGTCATTTTATCAAAATGCTTCTGTTCTCTAACTAAAGCTGGAACATAATAATTACAATAAAGATTAATAGCATAATCAGATTCATTGTAAATTATATTATAAATAGCTCCCTTGTTAAGATAATTAT